CCTCCGTAAAGCACCTCTCGCTCTGAAGAAGATAGAAAATCTGTTTGTGGCCCTGCGTTAGGTGCAAAAACTATGTTTTGTAGTTCTTCTACGGGTGGGTCAGGTGCTATAGGTGTAGCTGGTACTACTTTAGGTTGTTTCTTCTCTACAGGAGTAGCTGCCGATACCTTCTTCTTCGAGCTTCTGGATTTCCGCAAGCGTTTCTTTGAGCCTTCTGGCAATGTTGCGTTTAATTGAAGCTGCTCTCTTACGTTTTTGCTCAATTGTTATTCGCTTTCTTAGGCCTTCGTTTGAGATGTAGCGATCTGTTTGTTTTGTTAGCCAGATTGCTACTTCTCTGTAAGAATACTGTTTTAAATGGCGTTTAGCAAGTTCTAATGCTTCTAATTCTATAAATACAGGCTGTAAAAGCTTATTGTTTGTTTTATCTAACGTGTAACCGAAGGGTATAGTGCGACTAACACGAGCAATAGTGTGCCAATTGCGTTCTTTACCTTTATTAGGCTTGGGTAACTCCCAATAACCTAGACCTTGTTGGTGTAACTGCATAATATACCGTTATACAGGTTTTCTTTTAGCTGTTTTAGTTCTAGGAAAAGACCTATTAGCTGCCTTAGTAGACATTTTAAGGTTTTTACGGCTATTATTTAGTGGGTTGTTGTTTTTATGCGCTACATCTTTACCGTCACTCTTTTTAGCGACACCACCAGCTACCATTTTAGCTCTAGCTGTATTACGGGAAGCACGTTTCTTTACTTGCGTGGGCTTACCTTGGTAATTACTGTATTCGCTTTTGTAGTTTCTAGCCATTATTCATTGCTACCTTCTTTAGGTGGTAAATAAAATACACTACTAGACGTTTGGATATCTACTTTATCCGTTTTAATTATACCTGCTCTGTCTAAGACATCTTTAGCTGCTACCATTTTTTCTTTTATACCTAACTCAGTAGGGTCATTCATAGCGTTACCTAATGCAAACGCTGCAAGAGGTGCAGTCCTAGCGAAGTAAGAACGTGTAGCGTCCATTATTTCTTCTTTTAGTGACTCAACTATAATGCGCGTAGGTGTATTGTCGCTGTAGCCTGACAGTTTTTTAGCTGTTACTACATCTCCACCTGCTTGATCAAACAGTACCTCTAAGAAGTTTTGTTGGTTTTCCGTTAGTTGTCTAGCCATAGTTACTTTTTCTTCTTCTTAACGTACATACCTTTATTAGCTTTAGGAAAACCTGCTTGCATATTAGCGTACGCTTTATCTGATATGGTACTCTTAGACTTAGGGTTACTAGTACCCTTTTTCTTTTTTGCATTTATATTAGCGTATAAACCTTTTTTAGCTGGCATAGTTACTTCTTCTTTTTCTTAGGTCTAGCTTTAGCTTGTGCCGTTTTAGATAAATCTTTAAAGTGATACAATCGTTTACTAGATTTAGTATGTGCTTTACCTGTATGCAATGTGCCATCAGCCATTTTATGCATACTGCCTTTGTGTTCTGTTCCGTCGCGGTTATAATGAGGTACGCCCTTCATCAGCCGCTACACTGACATTTGTCACAACAGTTACACTTAATGTTTAATATAGAACGTGCAACACGCTCTAGGTATTTATATATAGCTTTAATGTAATTCATAATACTATTTCCTTTTTATACTATGCTATTTGTACATACTCAATGATAAAGGTAAAAGAACCTGCTGTAGTTGCGTTTACTGTGTTTGTAATATTACAAAAAACATTACGTGCAGCAGAAGCATACTGTACAGATATAGGTGCAGTTGCTGCATCCTGCGTCTGAAGAACTAAGGCAGTCTGTGTAACATTACCTACAACAACAGTTGTACCAGCATCGAGAATCTCATCTGTCTGTGCTGCAACAATTTGTGCGCCTGAACTAGATGTACCGACTTCGTATCCTATATCTCCTGAACCACACACAGGAGCTGTAGCACAAAATATTGTAATACCTGTAATGATTGTATTAGCTGGTTGTACAAATGTACCAATAGCTGGTGAGTCACCTGCAGTTGAATTAACGGTTACGCCACTAACGTGAGCTACATGTTTAACAAACTTACTTAATACAGCACTCTCTAGTGTTGCTGCACCTGTAAGTGTTGTTACACCTGTTACATCTAGTGTAGTTGATACAGTTGCTGCACCCGTTATTGAGGCAGTACCAGTTACGTTTAATCCATCATCTAATGAGAATGTTGTAGGTATTTTTTCTTTACCTTCTGTATATGTACTTTCTACCATTATTCTGTTCCCTATTGCATTGTTAATCTTTTAATGTCACCGCGACAAATACCTAAGTCTCTGAGTTGCCTATCTGTCATATTCATTAGTTGCCAGTAAGCTGTTTTATTAGATGTGTATGTTTGATATATGTTTAATAGTTTTCTGATCATTTGAATAACTCCTTTTTAATGACTAAGGAAGTTATATCATACTTAGTTATATCACAAAAATGTTATTATTGCAACCCCGTTATGCTTTTTTGTAGTTTACTTATTAATCTTTACTGGCAAACGCTGAACCTGTTAGAATTGCACCAAACGCCAAGTGAAAAAGGCCTCCCCCCATCAAAGTGAAAGGGCTGTGCTGTCCAGTCAGCTTGGTTAAAAGCTCAAGTTGCACTAACGTATCCTCTGTTGAATTAACTATATCCATAAATTGTGATATGTCTGGTCTATTAATGCCGTACCAGATAGGTACAAACATAAAGTCATAAAAACATATAAGTAAGTAAATTATAAGAGCCGTCCATCGCCAAGTCATAGTAGACTTTTGTTGCGCTGTTAGTTCCTTACTCATTTACTATTAGACACACGGAGGTTCACACACTGCTGTGTTAGTTCCGTAAATCACCATGCCTATACCTATTATAAGTACTATAGCTATCCAAACCCATTTATTCTTTAACATTATACAGACTCCCCTAATGCTTTTAATTCAAAACAATGTGTTACTACATATATTTTGTTATTAGTTAACAGCTCACCCATCTTAGATACACTCTTTACACAAGCTGGTTTAGTTGCAAAGAAGCCACCTGTTCTAATCATAATGTCACAAGTAGTAGCTTCTAGTGTAACGCAATGAAGTATAGCAGCTAACCACATTACTTTTTCTTCTTTTTAGTCATGCCACCATACATATAACCTGATTTACCTTTTTTAGACATACCACCTTTGTTCATCATTTTAAAGTCTGCACCAGATATCTTACCGTCTTTGTTTTTATCTAGTTTAGATTGACCGCCTTTTAGACCGCCTTTGTTGTAGCCCATTGATTTTTTCTTCATCATACCACCCATATTTTTACCTAAAGCTTTTCTAGAATCCATTATTAAGTCGTATTCTTTTTTAGTTATTATTTCTTCATTCAACATTTTCATTACAGTTACTTTACCTGGTTCTTTATAATCAGATGTTTGACCTCTTTGTCTGCCTTTACCACCTGGATTAGGTGTAAACTTTTTAGTTTTACTTTTCTTGCGTATGCGTTCTAGTTCAGCCATTCTGCGCTTTTCTACAGATTCCCTATCCATCTTCATGGGTATCTTTTTAGCTTTACCTTTATTCTTAGCGTCGTTTTTCTTTTTTAGTTCATCTAGTTTTTTTAAACGTTTAGCTTCTGCTGCATCTCTACCCATAATAGTATTCCTTTTTATTTAGATTTTGTTCGGCTTAAAGCTGTAGCACCCATAAAGCCTACAACAACTCCTAGTTGTGCTACTATAAATGTATTTAAAAAACTAGCAGCGGACTGCATTTTCTCTGCACTTACAATAGGTGTAAATAACACTATGACTGCTACAATAGTTACAGACATAGCTAACCAAGCCATCATACGTTGCGTATCCATTAGCTTGTCTTCGTTCTCTAGACGTATCCACCTTTCGTGGCGATCCATCTCTTCGTCAGTAATAATGCCGTCACCGTCTGTATCAGCTACAGAATATTTACTGTCTACCTGTAGTTTCTTAGGTGTCATTTTTTCTTCTTATTAGGCTTTAACTTTTTAATAACCTTAGTAGTCCAGGCCTCGTTAACTTCTGTTTCTGGGTCATCCTTAATGAAGTGACCATTCTCATTCCTAGCGCGTACTAGTTCTTCTTCTAAGACTAAAACAGGCATAACTACAGGTTCAACTTCTTCTACTGTATTACATATAGCTTCGATGGTCTCATCTTTGAACCACATTTGTCCGTAGGCATCCATACCAGCTTCGGGTTGACCGTTAAGTCCTAAGACTGTGTTATCGTCTTGTACTACATAGCCTTTAGCTTCTAGGCTGCTCTTCTTGTCTGTGAATATACTCATTTCTTACTTCTTTGACTAGGTCGTGAAACATTAAACATACCCGTTTTACGGAAATCTTTATGTTTAGTTCTAGCACTAAATTTTGAAC